AAAAATGAAAAAGCCCGCACGCGGCGGGCTGATTTTGGAGACACTGCTCCGAGGCGCACTATATCACCGGTTCCCGATGACGTCAACGGCGTCCAGTTGGATGCGCTTTAAACCCATGCGAGTCTCAAGCGCAAGGTGACGCAGCGCAGCCTCGACCGCCTCCTGATTGCTGGTGAAGCCCCACTGCTTGCGCAGGTAGATCAAGGCTGCCGTAGCCTCGGTGTGCGCGTGGAAAGCCACGGTGATGCCGCGACTTGCCTGCTTCGCGCGCCACCGCTTCTGGCGCTCAGCGTTCGTCAGTGGTGCCGGCTTGTCCAGCTTCAGCTTGTCGATGTTCATGGCTGCCTCGGTGTCTGGCAATCGTGCATTGAAACTTCAGGCTCTCCGCAAAACGGGCACTTACTCTGCTGCTCATCGCGCAGTATGTACCACGGCTTCTTAACCCCGAACACTCGCTCGAGGTTGGTCCTGTATTCCTCGGTGGCTGCCTTGCTCACGAGTGAGTCGCCAGTGATGTCGTTGCGGCTCATAGTGCACACTCCGGCGCCACGTACTGACGGCGACGACGCGCCTGATACTTTGCGTTGGTGTCGCACTGGTCGACAACCTCATCCCAATCGTTTGACGTGCCGACAATGTTTGGACCCTTCGGCAAGTCCTTCATGCACTGCTGAGCTAACTTAATGCGCAGACATTGATCGGTTACGACCTCGTTTGGGTTTGGCTTGTACGGCTCGTCGCTGCACGCGCCAAGCAGTAGTGCCACTGCGATGATTAAATATTTCATGATCTCTCCCTGATCTTTTGACCAAATGATTTGCGAGGTTCGCGCTTAAGTCTCTCGATCTCTTGCTCGAGTGCGTCGATGCGCTTCGACTCTCGAGTGATGCGCTCACGGATTGCCTCGCCTAGCTCTAGCACTGACTTAGCGGTTGTGTTAATGGCCTCCGCCAATTGTTTTGTGACGCTCATGATCGATCCTTCAGCTCAGAGAATATCGCATGTCCGCATCGCTTGCAGCACCACCAGTATGAGTTGGGTGTGCGGTACTTGATGCTGAAGTTGGTCGGCTCGTATCTGTGTTTGCATGTCATGCGTTCTTCTCCTTGAGTTTGGCTTCGACTGCATCAATAACGTCTTCATAGCAGATGCTGTTATCCGCAATCCCGTACTTTTCCACATCCGTCAACCCAACCCATTCACGCTTTGGTTCAGGTATGTAGCAAGGCCCATCTTTGCGATGAACAACTCCTAGCGTAGTTAAGTCACCGCATACGCACATCCAATCAGGATTGAATTCGTTGGTCATGTGTTCTTCTCCTTGAGTTTGGCTTCTGCCCACTTTGCCCCATGCAGAAACGCTATGTCTCCAACATAAATTTCGGGCAGGTCGTCCCAGTTCAGCCCAACCCATGTGCGTTGTTGTGGTGTGGTGTCAAAAGGGTCAAGCCAATGGGTCAATGCCTCAACTTTTTGCATTGAATCTGTGAAGCCAACCCACTCTCCTTTTTTAACGCGCTGTGGACTTACAAACCAAACATGACTTGGTTGACCCATTCTGTTGGTTGCGTTGATGTTGTTTGTTACAAGAACACGCCTTCTAGACGAAACAGAATCATCATCTAATGCTTGGTCTATTGGCGGCGGGAATTTCTCCAACGACTTCCACGCCACAGGCTCACCCTGCTCTTGCTCTGCCTCACACACATCTTTGCATTTGTTACAAAGCGCTTCCGTTTGGCTACACCAGTATTTGCGGTCTTGCTTGGCTAGTGCTTTAACCAAGACAGACCGATGCACGATGCACTTGTCAATGTCTTCGATTCGTCCAGTGATTTCGTACAAGCCGCCGCCGTCAAGCGCCAGCTTCATTGCTTCAATGCTCATGTCTTACTCCTTAATGCCGTGGGCGGCTTCGATTGCTCTGCATACATTTGCAAACTCATATCCAGCAGGGTGGTCATGAGAGTAGAACCTCTCAAAGATTTCCGTGATTTGCTCATCCGTCAGCGGCTTGCGTTGTTGTGGTGTGGTGTAGAGTGGTTGTATGTATTCATTTCTTCGCTTTACATCTGGTTGCATAGACCATATTCCATCAGGCTTGGTAAATCTCAATGTTTTGCGATCCGCGCCGTCATCATTCCAGTGAACAATCCACGCCACAGGCTCACCCTGCTCTTGCTTTGGGTTTTCATCCATTGCGGCGTTCCAGCCATCTTGATAGCCAGCGTCATAACCGATTGAATACTCTTCTGTTGCCATGTTTTACTCCTTAATGCCGTGGGCGGCTAACATTGCCCGCACTCCTGCGGCAATCTTTTGCACCGGCTGACTTCCCGAAGTTGCCCAAATATCCTTGCTGCCACCTATACCACCCATGAAACGATGGAACTCCACGCCGGCAGCCTCTAACCCTGCAACGATCTGCTCATCCGTCAGCGGCTTTGGTTGTTGTGGTGCAGTGTAGATAGCAACATAACCAGATGGCAGAAGCTGCTTTGAAAGTGAGTCATCAGTATGGACCAGTGCATTTTCGGCCCACACACTCATCCCGTTGCACGATTCGAGCTCCTCCAACTCGTCCTTGTGGATATATGCTACAGGCTCACATACCGCTGGCTCACCCTGCTCTTGCTTGGCTAGTGCTTCTTCTAGGGCTTTGGTTGCATCATCAAGCATTTCGTTTCTGTCAATTGCACTGCCTTGAATTTTCGATTGCCTTATGAGCTCAAGTGCCAACTTCATTGCTTCTTTGCTCATAACTTCTCCTCGATCTCGTTCAATGCGACGATCACACGAAGCGAGGCCCAAGCCAGCACCTGCATGTAATCCTTGTGAATGAGGCCATCAACGATGTGCACCCATATCACAATCATTATACCCAGAACTCCAAGCTTCCACAGCAGAGTTCCGATTGAGATAGCGATCTTCTTGTGTTGGCTGTTCATTAGTGACTCCATGGTGGTGGTGTGACCCACACAGTTTTTGCTGGCTTGTAGCCTTTGGGTGCGGCGGGCTGCATGCCCTCGAGCCGCTTGCGCTTGCGCTCCTCGCGCTCTGCCTTTTGCTGAGCCTTAAGTGCGTCAGCCTCGGCCTTGATCTGGGCGCGCATCTCACGACGGGCCAAGCGTTGTGCTTCCATCTCGGCGCGGATCTTCGCGTTAGCAAGCCGCTGGCGCTCTCTCAACTCACGAAGCTCAGCCGCACGCTCCATCGCATTTTTGCGATGCTGCTCGCGTAGCTTATCCGCACCGATCTCGCCTTCTGGGTTTGGCGCGCCTGCAGGCACGACGACGCAGTAGTAGACCGCGCTGAGCTTCAAGCTGGCTGGGTGATGCTTGCACCAGCGTCCAACGTAGCAGCCGTAGGTGCGCGACAGCGTTGAGATGATGACGTCCTGCGTGCGGCCGGTTGCATCCGACAGCTCTTTGATGGTGAGACCATCCTCGCTGTCGAGCAGCAGCTTGCGAACTGTCTGCCCGATGGTTGGCGATCTGCTCACAACTCCTCCACGCGGCCATCGCGGTACTCAAGGCGATTGTCGAATCGGCTTGGGATTGCTTCATGCTGCTGAGCGCCTGCGCGCACTGGAACCCAGCCAACAACGAGCGGGTTCTGACGGTGGTCAACAGTTGAGTTGGTGAGCGTTCGTTGCCGCACGATTTGCAGCGGTTCGGTTTGTGGTGTGATCATGGTCGTCTCCAAGATGCAACGCGAAATTGCGTTGGGCGATTGTATAACAGATGTGAACGTCAGCCAAGGGTCTCGTCAATATATTTTGCAAGCATGCGGCCAGCCTCGAGCACCAGCTCGCGGTCGTTGTCTTTCTCTTGCAAGTCCTTTCGAGTCCACTGCCTGAACTCTCGGCTGAGTGCGCGCCAGTGATCTGGGTGTGTGGTCTTGAGCCAATCAACTGCAGCGGTCATAGCGCGAAGCTCTGCGCTGCTGTAGCCCTCGACGTCCTCGACCTCGGCAGCGAACGCCGTGGTCTTGGCAAACATGGGTGACACGTGAGGGAAGCCTAGGTCGCCTTGCGCGTCGCTCCAATCCTTGGCTGCCCACATGCTGAGCAACTCGCCGCACCAATCAGGTTGGATTCGAATCATTGTGTAGTTTCCAAGTTGAATAGGTGGCGAAGCCACAGTTGCGCACCAGCTTTGGTGAGGTGCATGTCCTCATTTGCCCATTCTGGCCAGGCGCCATCAAAGCCAGACATTGTCATGTTGTAACGCATGCTCTTCGTGTTGATGCCACACGAGCCGCCGTAGAACATGAGGAAGTTGCGCACAGCGCGATTCTCTCCGTCAGTGTCGAGTAGATCTTTCATGCCGCCTCCCGATTGAGCTTGGGCAGTGGCGCCCAGTGTGTGTAGAAAGTTTCCTTGCCGTGGTACTGGCCGTACATGGCCACGCCACCTTTGCCCAACAGCTGCACCTTGGCGCCGCGTGGGCAGGTCTCGATGGGCTGCCAGAAGTAGTTGTGGTCCACGGCAGCTGCGCCGGTGCTGTCGAGTTGTGCTGTCATTTTTTTCCCTTGCATTCATGGAACATCGCCTTGTCGCGATCATTGATGATGTCTGGCCAGATCCGCTCGCATCGCTTGCACCGGTAAGCCAGAGTGACTGCGACCTTTCGCGTTGGGCCGCTGGTGTAGGTTTTGATTACGGTGATCATTGTTGATTCCTTGCGTGTTTGGCTTCTTGCTTTTGCTTCGCTGCCTGGTATTTTTCAAACCATGCACCAAACAATGGCCAGATCGGGTCGCTCTCATCGATAGGGTCGTATGGCTTGTCACCGTCTCGATCCCATGAGAATGACGGCCTGCAGTACGGGTGAAAGTCTAGCCAAACATAACGGTTGCCAAGATGCAGCCTGCCGCCTGGATTGATGCAGACAATGGCGTTGCCCATGTTGATGCAAGTCATTGCTTTCCTCTTGCGCGAATCTCTTCGGCCACGTTCTCAGCAAACCACTCAGACCCCTTCAGGCTATCAAAGTGCTTCGCGCACGCCTCGCGCTCCTCGCGCCTAGCCTGCTCCATCGCGTGGTGCACGGAAGCGCGCAGGGCACGATCCAGCTTGATGGCATCGTCGTTTGATATGGTGATGCCGAAGTGATGCGAGATTGCTCTGGCAGTTTGATAGCCAGTCATGTCGCCGTGGACTGGCGCAGGCGGCGTCGCTTGCTTTGGCTTCTTGCCAAATTCGATGACGTTGTCAGTCATGGCAATTCTCCTTGCGCCACTCCCACGAAGCCGCATGCACCCGGCGTGTGGCAAGGCTGCTTTGTTCTATCGATCTTGCACTTGGCGCAGATCGCACCAGAGAACACGGGCTGTTTGCTTGCGCTCGGCAGCCTCTCAGTTGCCACCACCACTGTTGGCTGGTTGGGCATGAGACGGCTCACGACCACCGTGTGAACGCCGTCGCTGGTGTCGATACCGATCGAATACTTTGCCCCGTTGAATGCCATGGCCTTGCCAGCCTCAAAGCTCTCAGCGTCTGCAAGCATCTTCATCGGTGGGTTGGCTGAGTTCTTGATGATGTCCGACACAGTGGCCATCAGCATCTCGTAGCGTTGGCGCCAGTATTGTTCTCCAGTCATGTCAAATCTCCAATAGTTATCGTCAAGAAAATCTTTCCCTTTGGCTCGGGGTCAGTCCAGATGAAGGTCTCTTTGCGGATGACCTTGTTCGAGTCGTCGACCCAAAGCTTGCCAAGCGTGAGGGCGTCGGCTGCTTCCTTGCGTGCGTTGTCCACGTCGCGAGCACGTCGATCAGGCGGGGCCAACAACCACTCAACCTTGAGCGGGCCAGTCAATGGCTCCTTGCCCAATCCCTTCCAGCCAAGCAGCTGCGCGATGGCTGCGCGGTAGCGAACAGCCTCGGGCGTTTTGTAGTGGATGCCAGAGCGTGTGTGGCGCGTAGAAGAATTCCCAGTGGGAGGCCAAGGTAACTCAAGCTCAATCGTGACGTGCGAATTGACCATGCAATCTCTCCACAAATTCGCGGCGGGCCTTTGCAGCCTCATCCAAGTTGTTGAAATAACCAACCAGCACATCTTTGCCAGCAATCTTTACCCTTGCCCTCCAAAGCCCACTGCTGTGAAGGTCAACACCCTTTACACCGCTGCTGTTTGTTTTTGGTCTCTTTGTGTTTCGACCGTTCTCTTTCCTGCTTGCGAGTCTTAGGTTTGAAATTCTGTTATCTTTTCTATCGCCATTGATGTGATCAATTTCAATTTCATCATTCACATCCATGCCGCCAACCATGGCAATCAAACGGTGAACGCGATGCAATCGACCGTCAATTCTTGCCACCAAATAACCGGAGTCGTTGAGCGTGCCAAGCAATTTGTTGGCGTATGGATTTACCTTGCCCTCAATCTTTTTCCAACGCATAGTCCCAGCGACCAAGTCAACGTCACACAGCTCCAAAATTCTTGATACAGTAATCATGGTTACCTCGTAAAAATGTTGTGGTGGACATTATATGGCAACAATGAACTATTTTGCGGCCAAGGCAGCTCCAACTCAATCGTTTTCAATTCCATATATTGCCTCTTTTTTAAGCAGGTTCGTTATTAGTAACAAACGTTGTATTTTTACAACAAACTGTTCACTCGAACAAAAGCCTTGCGTGAACGACCTCTTCCCTGTGGTTCAAACGTTTGTTCAATGATCAACCCTTGGTTCAAAAAGCTTTCGATCAATGAATCCTTCACCACATCATTCAAGGCCCTGAAGGGTCGTGAGTATCGATTCAACTCAGACTCAGTCATGCCATCATCTTTGGCTTCAACGATGAGCCTCATGACGTCCCTGACAGCCTTCTCGGTTGGGTTGTTGGTCAGTCTTTCGATCTTGCAATTTGAGCAGCTACAGTTTGAGCAATACATGGTTTTTATCCTGTTTGTTGAAAGTGTTGCGATTGTATCCACAATTCATTGAAAATCCAGTAACTGCAACAAATTCAATTGCGACAGGGGGTCCTTAAAGGGAAGAATATAATTTTTATATATTATTAAGAAGGTATCTCTTTTTATATGTTATATACCTCCAGCCCTTTGCCCATGCCGCTTTCCCGCGTAGACAACCCTGTCGTTGATTGTCTACTTTACTCAGTCTCCTTTGTTGTCATTGATCATCGTCTTCGCCACCATCGTCGGCGGGTGCGAACTCGGTAGACACCCAAGCCATACGAGATTTGCCACGGCCAGACGATGGTTTGAACTGGACCAACTTGACTGCCTCACGGCGCTTCAATGCGTCCATGATTGAATCTTGTTGGCGAGGCTCCAATGCCCTGAACGTGCGACTGAATCGTGTCAGCTCTGACTCGGTCCTGCCTGCGGCTCCTGCCTGCTTCACAACTCGCAGGGTGTCCTGACACCAGCGGTCAAAGTCGCTGTCACCCATTCGGGTGGCAACCTGCTCCTCTTGGACCAGCATCGTGAACTTGACGAAGTCGATGGCCAACTGGGCGCTGGAAGGGTCAATCTCCAGTCCCCCACCCTGAGCTACCTGCTTGAGTGTTTTAGCGTCGTAGCGGGCGCATGCGAAGCCCAGAGCGTACTTTGCAGCGTGCTCCCATGCCCGACCCCACAGCGGCGCCAACTGCTTGGCCTTGACCTCTTCCATGTGGTCCTCGACCCATGTGTCAAAGTCCATGAAGATCTGGTTGGTCATGCCAGCGAAGGGCACCTCGATCGGGTTGGCTGGGTCTAGGCCCATGATCCCGTTGCTCATCTCGCGGGCTGCCTTCATCCAATCGATGATTGATTGTGGTGGCTGACCGATGCCCACGTACTGCTTTTGCACGCGACGGTCCGGCACAAACATCATGATCATGCGGTTCAGGTAGCCGCTCACCACGTCTTGGCTCTGCAGCGCAGGCCACAGCGTCTCGGGTGTGGTCGTGCCATGCAAGCCCACGCAAGGGTACGCAATGTCCACGCGGCTGCGGTTCTTCTGGTCCGCGTACTCTGTGCCGTTGTAGACCGTGCCTGCGCTCGAGAACAGCTTCATCAAACTGGTAATGATCGATGCGAGGTGCGGGCCCGAGCCTTTGGTTGCCACAGCCTTGAGCAGCAGGCCCAGCTCGTCGATCTGGAACAGGGTGTTGGGGTGCGCCGCGGTGCGTGACAGCAGACCCTGACCGGATGCCAGCTCCTCGCCGCCAAGCAGATCGTTGAGGCCAGCCGCGGTCATCAGCACCTTGACGCACTTACGTGCATGGTCCTTGCCTGCACTGGTCCCGGCCACGCCGACAAGGTAGTAGTTGGTGCGCAGGCCGGTGCTCGTAGCCACCTTGCGGCCAAGCACAGTGCCCACCACGCTCAGTGCGCCAGCCAATGCAAGTATGGGCTGAGGCTTCTGGGCTGTTTGCAAGATCCACTCCATGATCTCTTGCACAATGCCGCCAGTTTGAAGCAGGTGACGCGGGTAGTCCGGTACGTCGTAGGCCAGCTCATCCGAGTTAGCTGCCTCTTTTTTAAGCACAGGAAGGTCGCCGCGCTCCTCATCAATGATGATGGTCGTCGAGGTGATGGGCGTGGTGCTGCGCTCGAGCACGGGGATGGGTTGAGCTGCCGCCTTTCGCTTGGCCTGTGCAGCGAGGGCCGCGTCGAGGTCAATCACCACGTCAGGCTTACGCTTGGGTGCGTGCCGCTCAATACCCACCAGCTTAGCCGCCTCGTCGAGTGCCGCCTTGATGTCGCCGTTGTGCTGCAGGGTGCACATCAAATCGAAGGCGTCGTGCGCATACCCATCGGCCAAGGGGTCTGAGCCGTGGTGGCTGTAGCACTTTTGCTGCTCTTGGTCGAGGAACACCACGACGCCGGGAATGCGGGTGCTTGAGCTGGGTGCCAGCCAACGCTTGCCCTTCTTACGGTAGCCAGCCTGCGTCAACTGGTCTTCCAAGCTCACGGCCTTGTTGTACGCGCCGATCACATCGTTGTGCTCAGGGTTGACGGTGCGACTCTGCTGCGCGTAACGCTTGCCTGAGTGCATGGTCTTCCATGGGCACATGTTGTCGATCTCCTCGCGCAGCCCGCTTGAGCGATCAGCCAGCTGACGCCACAGGTCCAGCAATATCGCTGGCATGGTGGGCATCTCGTCGAAGTCCCACGGTGCACGGCCTTCTGTCCACGTGTAGTTGTGCCCATCAGGGTGCTGACTGGGTGGGAGCACGTCTTGGTTGGGGCCTGCACGGAACTCGATGATGGTGAAGCGATCGACGGGCGACTTCGCATCCTTCTTTGGCCACGTGATCTTCAAGAGCGGAAGATCCGCAGGGGCGCCGACGAAGATCACCTTGTCGCGATTGTCCTTGCTGCGAATGCGCATACCCTGCTCGATGATGGCGTCGTAGTCAATGCCAAGCTCCTCCATGATGTGACGAGACCATGCCTCGTCATCTACGTCGAGTGCGCAGGTTCCGCTGGGTTGGTGCACCAGACCCATGTTCTGTGGGCCTTGGCTGAGCTTCAACACCGCGCGCTCTGGGGTGTTTATCAACTCGGATGGGCTATTCCAGCCAGGGTAGTTGGGACCCTTGGTCTTCATTGGCATCATCACCAATGACCAGCCGCGCTGCATGTAGGCGAACGCGTGCTCTATCTGGGACTTTTGGAGGTCAGAGAGTTTTGATTCGTTGTTGTCTGTT